GATAGCACCTCATGCGAGCTTGAGCAGCCCCGTGCAAAGCTCGATCACGGAGCCTGCGGCCGTGCTGTCGGTCGTCGCCACGAGCGTGAATGTATGATTGACGCAGCAGCAGCACCCGGACAGCTCCAGATCCGTCTCCGTGTGGATCTCCGCATTGCCGGATGCCGGCAGCGTGACGCGCTTGAGCGTGCAGGGCAGCGCGACGCCGTCCATGTACCACTGCAAGGTGATTTCCCCCGCCGCAGACGACGCAATGACCGCGTCCGCTGCCAGGTGGTACAGACCGATCTTTACGGTGTCGTAGCTCTGCGGCTCCACCTGAATGGATTCCCCGGAATTTACGACCTTCGCGCCCGCAAGCGTCAGCACTGTCGCGGCGTTTGCCGCAAGCGTCTGCGGGCTGTTATTAAAATATCGGACGCAAGATTTCAGATACGCCCGATTTCCATTGCCGTTATTACAAGCCATTTAAATTACTCCTTTCAAAATTATGAAAAACGGGGCAATCGCCCCGGATAGTTATATCAGGATGTTTCCGGCTGTTAGCCGCCGCAGCCGCACGGATTGCAGGGCGGGTTCTGATAATACCTGCCCAGCTGGCCGAGGATGTACTGCGACTGCATATAGTCGTTGTTCGCGGCGCGGCTCTGTGCGAGTTCGTCGCGCAGGCGCTGGTTCTCCTGCTGCTGCAAGAGCGTCCGCGTTGCCTCGCCCTCGGCGTGGATGGCGGTCTTGATCTCGCATGCATTGATGCTGGCGTTGTAGTTCACGCCGTCAATCGCGCGGAGAATTTCGCAGCAGCACTTCTGCTGCGCGGAGAAGCCGCCCTCTGTGACAGACTGCAAATCCCGCAGTTCGCCGAGAATGTTGTAGGCGTTGTCCTTGACGGCGCTTGTGACGTCATACGCACTCTGGCGCGTCGCTGCGACGCCCTCGTTGTTCTGGCGTTCCAGTGCGGCAAAGTCAGTGGCGCGCTGCACGTCTGCCTGCGTAGCGGGCGAGCTTTCGCCGCTGCCGCCGAAGCCTCGTCCGGCGAAGAGCAGGAAAAACAGTGCAATGAGAATCACAATGCCCCAGCCGCCGAAGCCATAGTCCTTGTTGTCCATAGATGTCCCTCCTTTCCGTCAGATTTGATAAACGCTTTCGCGTGGTATCACTTAATCTGCCCTATGAGGTCTCCCACGGTTTTGTTTTTGTTCGCCTCGAACCAGTCATTAAACCCCGGCTGCGAGGCAAGGAAACTCAGGACCATCTGCGGACTCTGTCCTTTAAGCGTCGTCATTGCCGTCTGCATCAGCCCGCTCAACACTTTGTTTCCGCTGTTTCCGCCCATCAGCGCCATGATCGGATTTTGCATTTACTTTTCCCTCCAAATTCTCAAGTCTTTCCGCCATACTCTGCATACCTTCTGCGATCTGCTTCAACTGCTCCTGTAACTGGTTTGCTGCCTTTTCTTCTTCGGTCGGCTCCGGAAAAATGCGGAACCTTGCGACGGTTTTTGCCGCCATGCTGTCTGTCCGGATGTAATAGAGCAGATTCTCCGTTTCATGCAGCGCGAGCGCGTTATCGTTCGGCTGCATCTGCAAATTGTTGATGCTTGCCTCGCTGGCGACCGTCAGCACGCCGAGCTTTGGCGGCTGCACTTGCATTTGTGCCGGCTGCGGTCGCGGCAAAGGTTGCATCTGCACCTGCTGCGCGCCGTCCATTTCCCAGCGCCCAGTGTATGGGTTATACGCCATCGTGCGTCCCTCCTTATGCTCCCATTGTACCGGAGCGCAGATTTTTAAGGGTGGCGCGAACGTGCGGGAATGTGAAGTTGCGTGAAATACGAAAATCCCCGGTGCCGTAGTCTGGCACCGGGGATTTCATATCATATGCAGTTTTCGTGCTGTCTGCCGCGCTCTGGTATAGATTCCTGGCAGGCGTCTTGACAGTGTGCTGCGCTCCATGCACAGCTCGACGGCAACGTCGATCTGCGGGAGTTTCCCCACGATGTAGCGGCGCACGATCTCGGCGTCCTGCCTGCTGTATCCGGTCTCCTCTATGACGCGCTCCCACTCGCTGTGCAGCAAACCGGACAGATCTTCGGGTATATTGACTCTCGCGCTCGCCAAAGGCGTCCCTCCTTCCGGCAGAGCGCGGCGGGCAGCTTACTTATCAAACACGCCGGTCCGGTCGAGAATCACAAGCATGCGCACGTTGTCTTCCGACAGGTCCAGCGTCAGGTCCTCTCCCTCTCCGCCTTTTCCTTTGAGCAAGCCCTTTGCAATGAGCTTGTCCAGCGTCGCGCGGTAGAGCGTGTTGTTGACGTCTCTCAGTTTTTCGTAGCGCACTTCCGTCGCCTCCTCGAGTAGATTTTTAAATTTTGCCCATGCCGCCTCGTCGACCATCGGCGCGGGGCATTTTTTTAAACTCACGTCGTAGTGGCGCACGACGTATCTGACGTTCGGCAGATGCCTTTTGAGCTGCGCGTACAGCTCAGCTGCATGCCGCTGCGTTTCCTCCGGAATGTAATACGCGCCCCGCTCGTCGGTGTGGCTGACCATCTCGATGGACACGGAGTTGTAGTTGTTCACCAGCTGCCCATACGGACCCTTGCTCCCGTCTCCGACGGACCACGCGACGGTATCGAGCGGTACGCACTCATACGCCGTCGACCCTTCGTCTACGACGTAGTGCGCCGAGGCTTTGCGCCCCTCGCTGCCGCCCTCAAAATAGCGGGCGTTTCCCTTTGCCGTCGCCATTGAGCCGACGTTTGCGGTGTAGTGCATCACAATCGCGGTGATGGCGGAGAGCTTTCGCTTTCCGCCGTGCCACTTTGCGCGGATGGAGCTGTCAATCTCCATCTTCCTTGACCTCCGGTAGACCGGCGACCGAGGTCAGCAGGCTCAAAACGCCCGCCAGCGCGGACGCCGAAGCGACGGCAATCCAGTTGACCTCGTTCAGCAGTGCCGACGTGCCAATCGTTGCGACTGCTGTCTGTGCTACGGTTTTGATTGCGCGGATGCCCGCGGCTTTCCACCATTTTGCGTTCATATGTAGTTCTCCTTTCAAATTTCGCGCCTTGCGGCGTGGTTTTTTCTCAGTGAATCCCGATCTGTGCGATTGCCCAGCCGACTAAGCCTGCGACAATTGCTGTGACTGCGGCTTTGATTAAGCCCTCCCAGCGGCTGCTGGGGAGCGCCTTGAGGGCTTTCACGTCGGTCTTGATCTCGTTCACGTTCGACTCGATCGTCTCCTGCTTCGTCGCCAGCACCTCCACGGAGGTAGCCAGCTGGTGAAGCGCCTTGTTGTCCGTCTCCAGATCGTTAATCCTGTGCGTGTTGGATTTGCACCGCGCGTCCAGCGAAGCGATCTGCGCCTGAATTCCGTCGTCCATGTGTTCTCCTTTCTCGCCCTCGGGCGGCTGTTATTCTTCCACATCCCACGCCTGCGGGTATTCTGCTAGACTATATGCTGTATCCTGGTTCGCTTTGGTAAACTTACCGTCTTGCACGGCCCATTCCCCTGCCTTGTACACGTCGTGCGCGCCCGTTGGGTGTACGAAATTCCGCGCCGTCTCACGTGACGTGCCGTGGAACGGCCTGTTAAACGTATACCATGCAGAATTTCCGGGCTTGATATCCGGATATACCGCATTATCGTAGTTCTGGAAACATTCCCATGGTTCACCGCCCACGCAGAATACGTCCCCGGCAACATGTTTTCCCTCCTGCCACTCGTCGTAGAGCGCCGAGCACATGATGATCTCGTCTGCCGTTGTGGGCTGCTTGCCCTCCATGAGAAGTCTTACCGCATTTGCCGTGGAAACGGTCAAGTCGTATTCAGCCGGTGTCACCACGACCGGCTGCGGCTCCGGCAGCGGGATATTCGTCAGAAGCCAGCTGCCGTCGGAAAGCTCCTGCCTGAGATAGTCGCCGGGGTTGATGTCACACAAAAAGAAATCGTTGTCGGAAAACAGGTGAATTACGTCCGTGATGTCAGAACGCAGCGGAACGCTTCCCGTGATGCGCACAGAGTTTGCCGTGCTGTAGATGCGCACGCCGCTGTAGCGGCTGTTTTCAGTTGTGATGTACATAAATAGCCCCCTAGCTTGTTGTGATGTCGCAGTGATAGTTTCTTTGATTGCCAACTGCCTTCTTGATGAAATCAATCGAAGTTTTCCCGGAAAGTGGAAAGGTAAATTGAATTGTTTCTCCATTTTGTTCCGCTTTTTTTACAATTGTTCCATTCATCGTAATTTTTGAAGCACTATCAGCAAAGAAGATATACGCGCAATAGCAAAATACGGTGATGCTGGTTCCTTCCGGAAACACATGCGTACCGGCTTGCGTGTACTGTACACCATCAATTTCTGCATAGGCTTTGCCAGAACGCATGTCGCCGGATAAATCAACTGTAAAGTCTCGCGCTGGCATTTTGCCGCGCCGCAAAAAAAATCCCATGATGTCACCCCCTAGAAGCAGAAGCCGAAGGCCACACCACGCGCATTGCTCGCGGTGCTGTAGGCGGCGTTGCCGCTGCTGGCAACATTGCAGAAACGCGTGGAGTCGCTGCCAGACGGAGATCGCTCCCACCAGGTGCTCGCTCTGCCGTTGTAGTTCTTCACGCGGCTGTTGCCCACATTGTAGTAGTCGTACTGCGTGCCCTCGCCGGTCACCGACTGCGTAACAGCGCCGAATATCTCGATCTCGCTCAGCAGAAACAGCTTGTCCGCCGTGGTGTTGATGGTCGCGCTCTGGTTGCCAGCAGAGGTCAGCTTATTCACCTCGCGGATTCCATTCTGCACCTCCGTCGGCATCTGGCTCAGGATGGCGGGCAGATGCGTCTGCCGCATGGCGCAGCTCGTCCAGCCGCCGTTGTTTGTGTCGGAGCTGTTCATGTTCTTGGTCTCGCCGTAGCAGTCATGCATCTGGAAGGTAAACGGGGCTTTGCCGGAGCCGTCGGCGTAGTCATCGTGGTTGATGCCGATAATGTCAATCAGATAGTCCGTGCCGCCGATCGTCATCGCCTTCTGGTCTCCAACCTTCCACGATGGTGGGACAACCTTTTTCTGGCAGACATCAATAATCTGCTCCCATGTGTTGTCCGCGAAGGCATCTTCAAATGGATACCGAATACCGGTGAACCATCTGGGACTGCGTCCACTCATCCGAACACCACCACCTTCACTGGGATGTTCACGGTCGGCGCTTTGCCGATGCACTGCGCGGTCAGGCTATTCGTACCAGTCACGTAGTTGTGAATTAGCGCAAAGCCCTCCAAAAGCGCCGCGTCTGCGTCCGGGTCCGTGCCCGAAAGCGCAACGTCCCACTGCGGGTCAACGTCATAGGCAGCTTTCAGCCCCGTGATCGTGATCGTCTGCGCCTGGTAACCGTGTGAATCCGCAGCCCAGCCCGAGGCAAGCAGTGTGCCGGTGTACTGTTTTATGTTCATAGGCTCATACACTCCTGTAATCAGCTCGCCCGCCGCGTTGTGCGCCGTCATCCCCTTGAGAAGCGTCTCCGGCGTTACGGTGTCGGCGGTCAGGTCAAGCTTGGTTTCGCCGTTAAGGGCGACTTTGTTGACTGCCATCTCAGCCTCCGATCTGGAGCGTCTGCCCTCCTGCGGCGTTGTCGGTGTAGGTTACGGGAATCGCCGCGACAGTCACCTGCGACAGATAGTCATACGTCTCATCCGGCGTCACGACCTGCTCGGCAAAGCTCGGCGTGACGTTCTTGTTCGCCTGAGCCTTGACCGCCTCGCCGCCGTAGCTGCCCACCACGCCGAGAATGGTAATGCCGGACTTGATATTGCCGGGAATGATTTTTGCTTTTTCTGTCGCCTTGATGCGCGCTTTGCCGGAGCCGTCGTGGAAGCCCATTGCAATTGTCGGCTCGTCTTCCGCATCGGCAATCTCTAGCGTCTTTGCGCCGTTGTCCGGCATGGTGCCGGTCAGCTTCGAGCCGCGCGCGTAGAATGTCTTGCCCTTCAGAACCTCCGCAACCGCAGCGTCCGCGTCCTGCGAGTTGACGTCAAACTCGTTCGTGCCGGTGATCGGCGCGCCGGACTTGTCGTGCGCGGTGACCCCCTTTTTGAGATCACTCGCGACAATGGTGTCGCCCGACAGATCGAGCTTGACCTCCGTGCCGACGATCAGTTTGTTTACATACTTGTTTGCCATATGCTCACTCCTAACTGTTCATATACTCGTCGCCCATGATGAGCGTCAGCCCACCGGCGGCGTTGGATACTTCGTACTGTGGAATCTTTGCGACGTTCACGTCGCGGGACAAAAGCCGGTTTCTGGTCGGCAGGATAACCGGCTCGTAAGTCTTCGGCGTTACGTCGTATACGCCCTCATAGGGCTTGCTGCCTCCGGTGCCGACCTCAATGACGCGCACCCCCGCTACGTTAAACTCGACTGCCGGCTTTTGCTTGACCTCAAACGTGATTGCCATCAAAGCACCTCCCGGCTCATAGAATCCAGCACACGGATAAAGCCCGTCGGTAAGCCGATGACTTCCGGCTTTGTCGCGCCCGTAAACTTCACGCGCACCTGCCCGGAGAGCATGGACGTTTTGAATGCAAAGGTCTCCTCCTGTGTCAGAGGAAACAGGAAGGTCCCGTCCTCGTCCGTCGTGACCTCGCCTGGGTAGACCTTGCGCAGCGGACCCACGACAAACTCGATCTGCTCGATTTTGGACAGGTCCAGCGGCTCTCCGTTGAGCTTGCCCACAAACGGAATCGCGTACTGGTCGCCTTGCATAATGGTAAGGCTCATATTTTCAGCTCCTTTCGCGAAATTCCCCTTGACATATGATACTATATGTAGTATCATATAAGCGCAGGAGGGAAGAAACGCATGGAAATCAAATTAAAAAAGCAGCCGCAAAAATATCTGGCAAGCGTCGATGAAAAGACGCGAAAGAAACTCTATAAGGCGCTCGACCAGATTTCCCGGCTTGAGGGAAACATCGTCCGTCTCGGCGGATACAAAGCAAGATACCGGTACAAAATAGACCATTACCGCATCGTCTTTGACTGGGTGCAAGGCGAGATCGTGATTGTCGTCGTCGAGATCAACACCCGCACCAATATCAAATATTGAGGAGGAACAGCCATGAAAAAGAATCTTACCGCGTCCGAGCTGGACGCGCGCCTTGCCGCCATCAATGCCAGAGAGCCGGAAACGCTGAGCGAGGAAGAAGCCGCGTCTCTCGCCGAAGCAGAGGCGATGGACGACGGTACAACCGTCAGCCTCGAAGCGCTCAAGCGCGAGCTGGACGGGTTCAGCGGTCGCCTTGTCCTTCGCATCCCGAAAAGCCTGCACAAGCTCCTGAAGGAAGAAGCGGACGTCGAGGGCGTCAGCCTCAACCAATACATGCTCTATAAGCTCTCCCGATAATTCCCTCCGAGCCGCCCCATCTGGGGCGGCTTTTTTATGAGATTTTGCCGAGTACCAGCATCGCCCCGCCGATGCGCTGGAAAAACACCCGGTCGCCCGCCTCCGGCGTGTAGCTCGCCAGATACCGGCAAAGCATCTGGCTCGGCTCGGATTCTCCATCAATCAGCAGCCGCACGCCGTCGTCTGATACCTCGGAGACGGTAGCCAGCTGCACAGTTTGCTTTTCCTGCTTCTGCTTCAAAAAAAGATCATCCTGAATCAAAGCGTGTCCTCCTTCTGCGCCTCGTGCGTCATGCCGCTGCCCGGTTCCAGCGGCAGCGTCCACTTTGTTTCCAGATACTTCCCGCGCACCTCTCCCGCTTCGAGCCACAGCACATCCTCCGCGCCGTGGTGCGGCATGGCGGCAGTCTCAAACGTCAACTGCGATAAATACGCCGTAGCGCGCCCTGCGCGCCGCCTCACTGCCGCCTCCAGCGCGATTGCCGACGCGGTGTCGTCGTAAATCTTGGTGTCCGCGATTCTCCGCCCGCCCCGGTTGACCGCCGCCAGCGGGCTTGTCGCATCCGTGATTTCATACGAAAAGCTCATCGGCGTGCGATCTGGGCGGGAGACGATGCCAATAAATACGTTTGGCAGCCCGTAAACGTCCTCTACCAGCGTCTGCGCCGGAAGAAGCACGCTCATTTCATCCGCCTTGTAGCTGTACTCCGCGAAGCGCGAGCGCGGATCGCGGTATTTCCGGCACACCCAGCGCCCCCACGCATCCGCGCTCAAGGGCGCGTAGTTGTCCGCCTCCATGAGCTGCCTTACAATCTCTCCCTTCGTCGTGCCTGCCTCCCACTCCAGCGTCGTCTCGGTGACGGAGTCGGACGGCTCGATAATCGCATCGTGAACGCCGACGCTCGAAAAAATGCCGCTCAGCGCGCTTGTGTACTTCGTGCCGCGCGCGATGCTGTAGCGCTCCGGTACCTGATCGTCCCACAAAAGCATCGTGGTGTCGTACGCCTCAATCTCGCGGTAGATGTGCTTGTACCCGCTTTTTGTGATCGTCGGCATGTAAAACACGCCGAGCGGATACTCTGCCGTTCCGCCGTCCGGCATTTCGAGGCAGAAAAGCGGGCGCAGGAGTTCCGCGTGCCAGTTGACGCCCGCCTCGTCGCGGACGGTAAATCGCCCCGTGCGCATGATGCTCGCGTTTGCGTCCTGCTCAATGCTGCCCGTCTCCATCCGCAGCTCCCCGAGCTTGATTTTGTATGCGTTCAGCCGCTCCAACCTATACCACACCCGCCGGGAGCCGCCCGCCGCGTGAAGCGCCTTTTGCACCTCCGCCGCCGTGTACCTTCCGGTCGCAAGATCAATCACTCGATCGCCTCCTTGTAGTCCACCTCGTCAAGCTCCAGCGTAAAGCTTTGCGAAAACTTGTCGTAGCTCACCGGCAGCGTGCTGCATGTGCAGAAATACCGCTTGCCGTATTGATCGCGGTACAAAAGCGTTTTCTGCTCTAAGATGGCGGAAATAAGCTCCTTCATATCGCTCTGCGAGAGCATGGCGAAGGTGTGCCGGTGCGTGTGCGTCCGCCGCCCGGAAAATTCCGTGACGGGGAGTGAGCGCCCCTGAAACGTCTGCTGCGTCGCCTCCAGTGCCAAATCGTCCGTATGCCCCGGCGGCGCGTCTCGGTTCACGCGCAGCTCGATCATGGTGTTCGCGCCGTATTTCGTTATAGCCTCCTCCGCGAAGACGAGCAGCCCGCTTTGAATTTCCTGCGTGGTGCGAACCAGATCACTATCCGAGTAGCCGTTTTCGTTCAGGCTGCGGATTCTGTAGTTGTGCCTGCCAATTCCCGCGCCGAAATCATAACACTGGTTCGCGCCCTTAACCATTTCGCCAACCGCCACGCCGTCGCGCAGCAGCAGGAACCGCGACGCTTCCGGGAGATAGGTTGCCTTAATGCACACATACCCGTTTCCTTCCTCCGCTATTTCAATTTCCGCCTTTCCCGGCGCGACGGCGGAAGCGTCGACGGTGAACGCCCGCGTGCCTTCCGCGCTCTCGATGGCGTATTCATTCCACACCGTCACCGCCGCAATGTAGTTGTTGTTCGAAAGATATTTTGGGATTTTATAGCTCTGCTCCGCGCCGGGGAGTACCCCGGAATCGTAGAAAACCGGACCATATACCGACCGGATAATCACCCGGTAGCCCGTCTGGTTGCTGCTCTGCCAGCTTACCGTCGGGCGCGCCGTCCCGGTTGTAACGCTCGTTACCGACGGAGCCGTCGCCGCAGCGACAATGTAAACATACAGAGGCTCCGACCACGCCGACCACGCGCCGAGATCGTCCTGCGTCCGCACACGCCACTGCGCCTGCCCGGATTGCGGATTTGTTCCCGCCAGCGAGATCGCCGCCCGCCGAAGCGTCGTCTGCCCGTTGTAGATCGTGATGTAGTCGCTTGCGCCCGCGTACTTGATTTGAATCTGCGCACCCGCCTGCGGTCTGCCGGAAACGGAGCTGTGTTCCCACAAAAACGAAACAATTTCGTTCGGCGTGATATTTGCCCCGTCCGGGCTTAAAGCCGTCGCTTTGCCGGTCTGGTTGACGCACGTGCAGGTGCGCCAATCCGACCAATTGCCCACAATGCCGTCATTCGACGTTAACCGGATGCGCCAGCTCAGGCTCTCCGCCCCCGTCATGTGCGCGGCGGGGATTGTCGCGCTGGTAGCCGTCGTGCCGGTAAGCGTCCGTGTCGCAGAAGTCGTCCCTGCACTCTTGGTGTAATACTGGATTTCAAACGACGCCTGCGCGGGGGCTTCGTTAAAGTACATGTCCGGCGAGTCTGGAATGTCTACCGCCCATGTGATGGTTGCCGCCGCGTCCGGCTGAACATACGCCCCCGCGTCCGGTGCAAGGCTCGTAAATCCCAGCTGGAAGTCTGCGACCTCTACCGTCAACTTGATCGAGCTGAGACTGAGCCATATTTTCGTTTCCCATGATGTGGCTGCGCTGTTCTTTGGGCTTGGGTCGCTCGCGCCGATGGCAAAGCAGATGCCGTTGTTCAGCGCGTTGCGCAGGCTCGCAGTCGAGCCGACATCGTACCAGATACCCGGTGCCAGCGTGATTTCCTGCCCAACAATGAGCGACGAAACGAACGTCTGCCGGATGGTTGCGCGGTTTGGCGCGGTGTTGTAGTTTACGTTATACGGGTCATACGCCGTTTGCACGGTTTGCAGCTCGATCAGCGAGTTCTGCCCCGTGTTGTCAATCTGCGTCGGGCTGAACGTGATCTTGCAGCCGTTGTCCGCATCGAATTGCACGAACTTTTTATCGAAGGGTAACTTTCCGCCGGTATCACTGTAAAATTTGCACAGAAGCGCTTTTTCCGGACCCTCCCGAAGGGTTCCCTGCAGCAGCGCCCATGTTCTTGTGATGGCGTAAGGGCTGCCGGTCGGTCCGGACGGCGTGTGCGACAACGTGGGGTTCATTTCGTCGATCTGGTTAAACAGTGCGCTTGTTAGCGTTACCTTTCTGTGCGCGCTTGTGCGCGTACCCTCAAAAACACCTACGCCCATATCATCCTCCGTACTTCCGGTTATGCTGCCGGGAATTCTCCGCAGCGTCCGCCACCTGGTTTACCGTCTTCACGTTTACGCCGCTCACCGTGTAATAGTTATTCGTCACGCTCGTTCCGCCGCCGAAGCCTCCGCTGAAGCTGCCGCCGCCGCGAGAGGGAGATGGATTAGAGCCGCTGGAATCCCAGATGTCAAGCACGGCGTTCGTTGCCTTAAAGCTGAAAGCGTCCTTCCACGTCTGCGTGCTTCCGGTGTCGATCCAGTCCGCCAGACCATCCAGCAAGCCTGTGATGGCACGAAGGCTGTCCACAACGGTTGCCAGCACCAGCGCCACGCCCTCAAGCGAGCCCTCCAGAATCGGAAGCGTCGTCTGCCCGAGTACGCTTGTCGGGTCGATCAGCTCGCCCACAAACTCCAGCAGCGACCCAAACGCCGACACAATGCCGCTGTCCTCCAGCGTCTGCCCGAACGTGCGCGTCGCCTCCGACATGTCACTGTAGAACGAGGTAAGATACGGCGCGAACTCCGCCGCCAGCTGGTTTTTGGTCGCCTTCTGCTGCTGCTCGAGATCGTAGAACGCGCTCTGCACCTCGGTCAGTGCCTTCAGCTCGTCCTCCTCCAGCACAAGACCCATGTCGCTTGCCGCCTGCGCGTACTGCTGAATCGTTTCGCGCCCGGCTTCGATCATCGGGTTCAGCTCCTGCGCGCTCTCGGACATGAGGTCCATAGCAAGCGCGTCGCGCTCTGACTGGTTTTCGACGTTCCCGAGCGCGTCGATGACGTCAAGAAAAACGTCCTGCGCGTCTCGAAGCTCGCCGTTTTGCCCGCGTAGGCTGACTTTCAACTTATCAAATGCCGCAGCCGTGTCCGCCGAGCCGTTCTCGGCTTCCTGCATTTTGTTCGTGATTTCCTTGAGCGAGTCCCGCACGCGATCATACGATACGCCGAGCTTCTCGGATGCGTACTGCATCTGCTGCACCTGCTGCTCGCTCTGCCCTGTGATGGAGGCAAAAGTCTCGATCTCCTTCGCGCCCTCCGCCGCCTCCTTCGTCATGTCAATGAGCGCCTTCTCCGTTTTGACGATGGCAGCCGCGACCGCCGCAAAGCCGCCGGCCACCGCAGCCGTTCCGGCGCTGATGCCGTTGAGGGAGTTCAGCGCCTTGCTGGCGCCCTCGGGAAGCTGAATGCCGAGTTTAGCCGCCGCGCCGCCGAGCGCGTCGCCCAGACCGACTGCTTCGCCCTTGCTGTCTGCAAAGGATTCCTTGAGGTTGGCAAAGATGCCCTTAAGCCCTGTGCCCTTCCGCTGCGCTTTTTCGATTGCCTCGTTGTTCTCGTCCAGCGCGTCCTTCATGCCATAAAGCGCCGCCTCGGCGTTATTCAGCTTTGTCTGCCAGACGGCGGTCTGGTCCGCCGCCTTCTGCACCTGTGATGCGAGCGTCTTATATTCGTCGCTTCCCGCGTCGAGCGCGGCGGCGGCGCCCTCAAAGGCTTTGTTTGCCTGCTCCTGAATCTGCTTCGCTTCCTCAACCGCTTTTTTGAGCGTGTCGACGCGCTGCTGCTGCGTTTCGACCTTCCTGTTCAGAACGTCGTTCTTCGCGCTCAGTGCCTCCACGCTGTCTCCGTTTTCCGCGAATTTCGCCGAAAGCAGGTTCATTTCAGAGCCGAGCTCCTTGAACGATTTGTCAATGCTGCTGAGCGCTGCGCGGTACTCCGCTTCTCCATCCAGCTTGAGTTTCAGGTTTGCAACCGGAACAGACATTTACCCACCTCCCATCAGATACTGTGATAACGACAAGCGAGCAGTCTGTTCAACCGGCGCTTGACGCGCACACCGGCTCGGTGCGGCCATGGAGAAATACTCTCTGTAGATAGCCATGCACCGCGCCGGTGTCATCCTGCTCCAAAAAACGGCCTCGTCGTTTTTGAGGACATTCATCCAGATATTTAAATACCAGGCGAAGTTGATGCCGTTAGTCACACTTCGCTGGTCTGTGCGTTTTTTTCGTCTGCCGGAGCGTCTCCGGCTGCATCGTCCGCCTTCACAGCGGCAACGACAAGCTCCATGACCTGCCCGGAGATCCGTTTGTATTCCGGGAAGGTGAGCTTGCTTCCAGTGTCAAACGCCGTGTAGCGTGTCGGGATGCTGCGCTTCTTGGCGTCAAAATTGAGCATAGCCGCGAGGAACTGCAAAACAGACTTCATCTCATGCTTCCCGGAGATCATAGCGGAGAAGTCTCCGCCGTTTTCCTCCTGGACATCTGCAAGAATCCACATGTTGCAGCGAAGCGTCCAGTCCTGGCCGTCAAAGTGGAAGGGAACTTCCTTGAATCTTACGTCCATTTGCTCACCCCGCTACGTCCGTCGCGGGTGTGGTGAACACCGCGTCGCACCATGCTTTTGCGTCCGCCTCCGAGTCGAGCGTCGCGACCTCCAGAAGATCTTCCAGATCGTCAATCAGGAACTCTCCGGATGTCGTCGGCGTCTGGAATGTGATGTTGTCGCCGAGCGTCTGGAAGTTCGTCGCGGGCGGGCCAAAGAGCACCTTCCGGACGAAGACCGCCGTGAACTTCTCGACGCCGTCGATCATGTCCGGCGCGTAGAAGCTCCATCCGACATACTGACCTGTGGACTTCTTGCCGAAGGTCAGGCTCTTGACGGGCGAACCCGAGATGCCGGACACGGTGCGCTGCTTTTCGTAAGCGCGGAACATGAGCTTCTGCGCCGCCGTCGGGATGTACTTGACGCCGGCCGTCGCCGTGCCGCCGGTTGCCTTCTTCATGTACTCGGCGAGCGTGGACTCGGCAAAGAGCCGCCCCTCGGCAAAGCGCAGGTCGAGCACGACCGTCATCGCGTCGCCCATCGACGTGGCGGTGCCGTATTCCGTGCCGCCGTCTTTTTTCTTGTATTCTGCGACTTGCAGGTATCTGAGATCAAATGCAGGCATGTTCTGCCTCCTTTCATCGCGTCAGTTCCGGTGTCAGACTTGGGCACCGGCTTATTTTTTAAGAATTTCCTCGATTTTTTGAACCATCAGCCGGTTCGCCTGCGGACGCGTCGCCTTGACCGCGTTGGAAAGATAATAATCCGCCGGGATTTTGCCGCCGGTCCTGCGCCCGTAGTTCAGGATAAACGCCTTCGCGCCGTAGCGCTGCCCGCGCCGGTCCTTGCCTTCGAGCGAGACAAACATATACGGTGCGCCGTTTTTGTCCTTGAACACCTTCTGTGCGCGGTAAAAGGCTTTGAAGGTGTCGCCCGTCCGGCGCGGCTTTGTGTTGTTGTGCCCGCTCTGAAGAAATGCCGATTTCGCGTTCGCGAGCATCAGCTCCGCGCCAGGCGCGAGGATTGCCGCGGCGTTCTCGTCTGAAAACAGGTTCTTTTCTTTGAGCTGCCGGATTGCCTCGGAAAGCGCCGACTGCGCCTGCAAAACCTCAAGCTGTGCCATCAGATCACCTCGCAGGGAATGTCCGAGTAGTAGGTCATCGTCTCCTGGTCAAAAGACTGCTCGCTCTGGCCGATGGCGATGTGCGCGCTAGCCAAGGCTTGCAGCACTTCTGCGGTCAGCGTGTCGCCCTCCGTCTGCGTGGCAACGGTCACGACGCACAGGCCGACCGTTGCAAATGGTACCCCGTCTGCGTTCACGCTGCGCACGCCGGTCGGCGTCCAGACAAGAAAACGGGTCAGGGGCGAACCGTCCGGCGCGTGCTCCGGCGCTTGCACCTTGTACACAGCGCCGGGGAGTACCGTTTCGAGAGCCTGTTCAATTTTGGAGTATCTCATATTTGCCCTCCGGCTCTGCGAGCGAAAGCGTTGTGATCGGCAGGCCGTCGGAGTCATAGCCGCGCTGCGCCTGGTCGATGCGGTAAATGTGGTCGTCTTCCAGCACCACGAACTGCTCCGCCTTGATGTCCTCGCCGCCGAAGACGCGGGGGATGCTGACCATCCGGGTAAGCTGCACACCGGCTTGCTTCCCGGCATAAAATCTGGCCGCGTAGACCTCGCGTTCGCAATAAAAGTGGCTCGACGCAATGCGCAGGCGGCGCTGGAGGGGAGACGAGGCCGGGAGCAGGTCGCAGACCGTGCACACCTTGTCGTAGATCATCCCGTTCCGCCTCCCATCTTCTGCTGCGCAAGCTTATTGTTGAGCATCCGTCGCAGGTAGGTCGGCAGCTGCTTTTCTTCCGCGTTTGCCCGCGCTTTGTACATCCAGCCTGCCACCATCGCCGCGAGCATATCGTCGGCGTCACAGTCCGGCTGGAGCACAATGCCGCGTGTCGCGATAAAATCCGCCGCCTGTGTGAGAAGCCCCCGCAGGTAGGTCTCCTGTGCCTCGATGCAGCGCAGGATTCCGAGGTCAACCGTTAAGTAAGAGAGCTGCGCGTCCAGCGACATACACCGAGCCTCCCTTCTTAGCCAGCCTTCGCGGTCACGCTGCCGGAGCCGGCCGCAACCGCGCGGCCGTTGCCGTCGACCTCGACGACAGTCACAGTCTGGCCGGTCGTGCCGTCAATGGTCTTGTTCGCGGGCAGCTCCGTCCAGCCCTTGCCGAGCGTCTCGCCGTTGGAAACCGCGATAGCCTGACCGCCGACCTGATACTTGAGCGCACCCGAGCCGTTGCCCGCGACAGTCACAACGCTCTTGCCGTTTGCAGAGCCCGCGGCAGTCGTGACGATCAGGGTGCCGATGGCGGTGTTCGCGAGGTCCTTGCCGAAGGTCGTGGTCGTGGTGGGCGCGGTGTTGTTGTAGTTGATGAGGACAAACGCCTCGCCGATGGCGGGCTTGCCGTCGCGGCGCTGCATACCCTTGAAGCAGGTCTGGTTTTCCAGCCAGCGCACGTTGGTGTTGGACTCAATCGACGTGCCTTCGCGCTCAACCGAACGGTACAGGCTCATAAAGCCGCCCGCGATCTCGTTGTCCGGCATGACCTCCCACTCGACAATCTCGCCGCCGACGACCGGCATGGTGTTGTTGACGCCCGCAACCATTGCGGCAGCCGAGTTATAGGCCAGCGCACGGGACATGAGGTCCATGTGGGTCTTGCGGTTCATCGTCCAGATGACGGTGCCGTTGGAGTAGTCGGGCTTTGCCACGGCCAGTGCCGCGACCAGCGGCTGGAAGAATTCGACGCCGGTCTTGGACGCGATGTCGAGCTTCAGAATGTGGCTCGTATGAAGATCAGTGAACGCGGCCTGCTGAGAGCCCCACCAGGTGGGCTTTGCCGTCGCGGCAAGGCGCGTGATAATGCCGACCGGCATATTTTCGCCCGTGCCGAACCAGATGGACTTGTCGATCGCCTTGGCGAGCGACGCGGCAAGCGCCTGAAGGATGGTCGTTGCGAGCTGAAGGTCGCTGTCGTCCATCAGGATGGAGTTCGGGACGGCCATGTAGCCGCCAACCATAAAGCCGTCCATGGTGAGCTGCCAGAAGTTGATATCGAGCTCGTTGAGCTTGTCGGTCATCTCGGTCCAGATGGCTTCCGGCGCGATACCGGCGACGTTCTGGCGGGTCGTGCCGCGGAACGTGGTGGTGAAGACGAAGCGCAGGAACTTCGACTCCTGATACGTGAGGTCCCGCAGGATCGGCAGGAAGCCGTCCGGGATACCCAGCTCGCCGCCGGTGACGCTGCGCTGCTGGGCGCGAGCCTCGCGGACATTGCGGATAAAGGTGCGGACCTGCTCGGTCTGCATGAGCGTGTCGCGCTCGGCGTAGGTGAGGCCGAACCAACGGCGCTCGGTGGTGTTGTTCATGGGTACAAAGCTCCTTTCGTGGTGATCGTTGTTTCTGGTGTCAGAGTTGGACACCGCGGGATTGCTTGCCGGGGGCGGGGTCTGTTCGGCCTCCAGCCGGGCAATTTCCGCGCTGCGGGTGTCAATCTCGCCCTGGATGCGGGCAATCTCGGCGGCGTTCGCGCTGCGATCGTTTTCAAAAGCGTCCACAGCCACGGACACGGCGCTGCGCTCTGCGTCGGTGCTCGTCTCGGTGATCTCGCTGAGCGCCTGGCGAAGCTGCTCTTCTCTCGCGGCAAAGCCGTCTCTCGTCTGTTCCAGCGGCGTCAGCTGCGCGCGAAGCGCGGTGATCTCGCTGTTCAGGACTAAAACTCTAAGTGCTGCCATTTACGGGTTTCCTCCTAACTTCTTGTTCATTTCTGCGCGCCACGTTTCCAGGCGGCGCTTTTCGATTTCCTCAAAATCCCGCTTTCGGGCGCTGACCGAGGTTTGCTCATATGCCGGGAAGGTGCAGACGCTGACCTCATATAAGGGGTCAATTTCTTCGATTTCCCAGCGGTACTTTCCGTTTCCGAGGTCGCGGAAGGTCTCACTCTTGATGGCAAAGCCAAACGAGCACTGGTCGACGTCTCCGCGCTGGACTCTTGCATACAAGTTCATCGCGTCCACGTCGTCGCGGTTGATACGGACGCTGCCCCAGAGGCCGCGCTCATCCTGCTTGAGCGTCAGCGTGCCGGACTTTGTCCGGCCGAGGACTAAGCTTGTGTCGTGGTTGATGAGGGCTCGAATGTCGCCCGAGATCGAATTTGTGAAAGCGCCGGGCTTGATGATCTCGCTCACATCGTCCCACAGGGGATACTCCGAGTTGAATACTGCGAAGTAGCCTTCGATGTAGAGATCGCTCTCGGCTTCGCGCGTCTGAAACGCCTGCGGGATGCAGCGCACCTGACGCTGCTGTCTATTCGGTTCCACTGTCTCCACCTCCTCCTTGTGTAAGCTTTTTCTGGTCTGCGATCATGTCGCGCGGGATGTAGTTTTCCAAAATGACGAGCTCGTTCAGCCCCTCGCGCGGACTGAGGCCGACCCAGTCGCGCACCTCGTTGCCGGTCATAAGCCCGCGCACGTAGAGGTTGGACGAGACGTCCGCCAGCTCCTTCGTGCTGTAGCTGTAGAGCCTGCGCGTCGACATCGTAAAATAGAGGTCTGTCGCGTAAAGAAGCTTTCGCGTCAGCTCCTGACAGATGATGTTCGCGATCGTCGTGGCGGTCGTTTTAATCATGTGGTTGTGCTCGCTGTCCGAGTATGTGCCCACGCCCAGCATGAAGGGCGTCACGCCGACGAGCGCGGCCACGGCCTTTTTGTCGAGCTCCACACCGTCTTTGATGGCTAAATCGGAAAGGCTCAGCGGCTTGACCTGCTGCACGTCCATGAGGTCAGCCGGGACGATCCACGGCTCTCCGGCGCTAGATCCCGTGATGTAGTCGTCGATCAGACGGCGGCGGCCTGCCGGGTCGGAAAATTCGTCGGCCAGCGCGTCCACCTTCACAATGACGCTCGGCTTCCACTTATCGGACATAAAGCCCTTCTTCGTTGCCTGCTCCTGACGGAGCGAGTTCACCACGTCAAGAAGGCTCATCCGGAGCCCTAGCCCCTGCCACGGGTGGTCGGGGTCGACCCAGCGCCGGAACTGGAGCACGGTCTCGGGGTCATACTGCTTGCCGCGCCAGTCGATGTAGACTGTCTGGCCTTCGTCCGGGCTCATCGCCTGCGCGCCCGGCATTGGGATAAGGTCGCGAAGCAGCCCGTCCCGCGTGACCGGCAGGAAGAAGGCTGTGCCGCTGGAGCTCGTGAGCATCGCCCAGACGATGGCGCTTACAAAATCCTTGCGCGTGCCGAAACTCCATGGCGAAATATCCATAAACCGGGAAAGCGCGTTCCGCACGCGCACATCGCCGTCCGGCGTGTTCTGCATGAGCTGGATGGTCGCGTTCGACACGATGTCGGCCAGCCCGCCGATCGCGGCCAACACGTCCGGGCTGTCCGCAAGCCTGCAATAGCCCGGCACGCCCAGCGTGTCCTGATCGACCGCGCCGATCACGAATTTTCGCAGCGCGTCGTCCTGCGCGGATCTGCGCTGCACTTTAACTTTCAAGTGGCATCACCGCCTTTCTCTCTTGCTTCATACCAGCCTGCGCCCTTGGCGCTGGCGGTCAGGTCCTCCAGATATGCGCAGGCGGCAAAGACCGAGCAGTCAAAGACGTCAATGCGCAGGTTTGGAGCGATTTTTTCATACATCACCATATCGTCGGCCTTTTCAATGCCGGCAACGTTCTGCACGCAGTACTCATAGGGCTCGGCGTGCAGGTAATAGAGCGTGCCCTGCTTCGCGCTCTTTTCCAGGTACCGGAAGCCCTCGGACTTGAGCGTAAAGCGCTGGATCTGTGCCTTGATCGGGAAGCGCTCCTTCTGCATCTCCACAAAGTACTCGCGGCAGAACTTCGGGTCGTGCCCGACGCGGCGGATTTTGAAGCCCTCGGCGCGCCGCTTTTTGAACCAGCGGACAACGTCCGAGTGGTTCGTCACCTTGTCGTTCGTCATGTCCAGCCAGCCGTCTTCCATCCAGCCGAAAAGCGGAATCTGATCCTGCGTCGCCTTGACGATTGCCGCTGGGCGCGGGAACCAGCAATGCGGGATGATGATGTCCACGCCCTTGTAGTGCCCGAAGAGGCAGCAGGCCGTCAGGTCGTGCATTTTAGACAGGTCAGCGCCGCCGTACCAGCGGATTGGGAGCTTTGCGAGCTCTTCGATTGTCCAGTTATACTTTTCGTCAGACTTTCGGAACTCCTGAATATCGAACCACGCCTTGACGGCGTTCGTCGTGACGTTGAGCGACTTGTTGAGAAATTCCGGCCGGAGCATCGGGTTTTCGGCGGCGATGGCTGCGTCGTTGATCATGTCCTGTGGGCGGATGGAGTAGCCCCAGCCGGGGCTTGCCGCCTTCAATACAGCCGGGTCGAGAAGATCGACGTCGCCGTTTTCCTTCGTCGGCGCGGAGCAAAGAAAGCAGAAGATCGTGTCTGCGTAGTCGCCGGTCACGGTGCCGCGAAGGATCTTCCGGCAGAGCTCCAGATGGCCGAGCAGGAAGCCGCGCGCGTTGGGGCCGTTGGACGAGATGATGATTACGAGCTTGTTCGTGTAAGCCTTCGTCGCGTCTTTCAAAATCTGATACTGCTGCGGGCTTTTGTAGGTGTGCGCTTCGTCGGCAATAACGATGTTGCAGTTGAAGGAGTCCTGCTTGTCGGGGTTGGCTGCCAGGGCGTTGATGGAGATCATACCGTCGCCGACGTCTCCGGAGATCGATCGTTCCATGTTGTTGTCGATGATCCGAAGACCCGTTTCCGGCTCGTCCTTCACGGTCACGCCGAGGCGCGCGCAGTTGTATTTCAGGAAATCGAAGCCTTCGAGCGCCTGCTTGAGCGCGCCGCCGACCTCGTACACCTTTGAGCCGGACGCCCTCTCGTAGAGTGCCAGGGCAAAGGCCAGGGCGGCCGCAAACGTCGTTTTGACATTCTTTCGGGGGATAAAGTCCACAGCTTCTTTAAAGCGGCGGATCTTCGTGCCTGGGAGGTAGAACCCCATGATGTTGTAGACAATGAACTTGTGGTACGGCAGGAGCAGGAACGGTGTGCCGCGAAGCGGCGTCGCGTCCAGAAACTCGCCCTGCTGGTGGCAGATCAGCGTCTCGATGATGGCGATAATCTCGTTGGCAGGCTCTGCCCGGAACTCCCACTTGCCGGTGTCCAAGTCTGACACGTACCGGCGGCACGCGAGCACTGCGTCCTCGCAGAGCCCTGCTTCTCCGGAGAGGACCGACTCGACAAAGCGGTCGACCTCGCGGGCATACTGCGCGCCGTGTTGTTCGGCGTGGCTTTTCGCCTCAGAGAGCAGCTGCTCGAGTTTGCTCGTGCCGCCCATCGGGACGCTCTTGGCTCTTGCCTTGTTGAGACCCGTAGGTGTGAGACCGAGCTGGTTGCGAAGTCCCTGCACCGTCGCGCGCAGGTCCTCGACCGCCGTCCAGTACGGGCTCTTGGCCGTGTACTCCGCGCCGGTCTTGTTGACCATCGTGCAGATCCGCTGTCCGCCTTGCTTCTTCCACTCCTTCTCGGCGCGGGAGAGCTCACGCTCGGTCTTCGCCAGTTGCTTGATCGTCGGCTCAAATATAGCGTTGTACGTGCCGACAAGCTGCATGTCCTGCCGGATCATGTCTTCCCGCGCCATGTGGGTAACTTCCTTTCTCTGAGACTCTGCCAGACGCAGCGCATAAACGCTGCGCCCAGTCAAAAAAGGAGGATGAATGACTCCGGGCACCGGCGGTGGTTCCCAATGCCGCCGAGCTGAACTGCGCCCGGCAGAGCCTCAGATGGTTTGAGTCTTTGCGCGCCCGCGTCGTTTGCGCCCGCGCCGCGCGATTCGAGATTTTCGCGCGTGTGCGCGCCTGGCGGTCTCGTCTGAACCCCCTCCCGCGGTTTTCCCGCCGTCGGAACGGCGGCGGCGCGTTTCGAGGGGGGGATACCCGCCGCTGCCAAGCGAGACCGCGCTCGGTCAGCTTTCCGGTCGCGCGGTCGTGAAAGCTGTTGTGCGCGTCAGCGCTCACCGCGATGAGATTCCAGCGGCAGAAGCGCCAGCCCGGGAAATCATCGACTGGGTAGACGTGATGGGCAACGGTTGCAGGCTCGCGCCTGCCGTAACGCAGCGCTTCTTGGCACAGCGGCTGCTCGCGAAGGACGCGAGCGCGTAAGTGTTTCCAACGTTTGCTTGTGTAATCCATGGGCAATAAAAAAATGCCGAGCCTCCCAGTATGGGAGACTCGGCATCTTGCCGTCCGGCTATCACCTCGGATGTAAAACAAAAACGCCGATCGACTCCCACACTGTGAGATATCAATCGGCGCTGACTCTGGCTCTGACCTGACGGCACTGGCTCTGGTTCTGGCTCATATTCACGATCGTTTCGCGTCTGCAATGCTTGCAGTACAGAGGGAAATCAACAAGCGCGGTCGTCGGTAAAATCTTGACCTGCGTCGCGTGCCCGCATTTCGGACAAACAATCTTGTTTCCCTGTAAATCAAGTTTAGCACAAGGCTGTCCGGTATGCAACTGTTTTTGCAAAAAAAGTTCGCTCCTCTCGTAAGATATAGTAAAGACCCAAGTTATTAAAGGCTTACGCCTTTCGCTTTTCCCTGTTTCGCCAGGGAAGTTTGTAATCCACATAATAATAGCTGCCGAACTTGTTTTCCTTCGCCTCGGGCTCTACGTCAAAGGCCTCTTTCGGTGGCACAGGCCGGTAGTTGTCCGGGACTTTTTCGACAGTGATGCGTGGTTTTTCAAGGTTCCGTGATGGCGTCCACAATCGGTCGCCCACATGCTCCCGTCCGTGCTGCATCGGCTCCTTAGTCAGATACTTCGCCAAGCCAACAAAGCCGAGCTTGCCGACGGGTTCCCAGTTGATATCTCCATCCGGCCAGAGCTTGCGGAGCACTTCCGTCTCGCCGGGATAATGATTGAGGATGATGTGGTGGTGCAGACGCTTGTCTCCGTGCCGGCCTTCGGTGGTATACAGATATTTGTAAGGCCGGCCGAAGGCTTTGCGGCTCTCGCGCAGCTGGCGGTTAAAAAGTTTCACCCGCTTCTGTGCGGCGAAGGTGTTTGGCGGCTTGTGTTCCTCGTCGTAGGTGAGCGTCAGCAGCCAATCTGAATACGTGAAGTTCGCGGCGATCAGAAACGCAAGCCGCTCGTAGGCGTGGCGAATGTTGAGCTTTTCGCGGATCGTCGTCTGCGGCAGGCTCTTCGGCGCTCTGCCTCGCCGCTTGGCCAGCGGCTCTGTGAACACGCATTCGCGGCAAAGGACAGACGTTTTCATTGAGACAAGGTAGCTCATGCTTCACCGCCTTCCTGCATATGTTTGAGTTCCAGCTCCATAACAATACGTTGCCCGTTCTCGGATTCTGCCAGCGCGGCGGACAGAATCTCAGCAACCGTCAGTCGCCCGGTTTGGTTCCGGCCCCGGTCTACCTCCTGGAACACAATGAGATCACCGTGCCTGATTTGCTCGAGACTCGGCAGCGGCAAGCATACATACCGCAAATAATTCGTCTGCTGCATCTTGCGGAACAGTTCTTCTTTTGCAAATTTTTGATAAACCATATGGCCTCCTTATTCTGTTATCGTCGGGGGCTCGGAGCCCGAGACCCCTATATCCTCCCGGCGTTCCCCGCGCAGCCCGTCATGGCAGCAGGCCGCGCCACAAGTCCAGATCATTTTTTCTTGCGCCGGGGTGATACCTTCTTGTAATTGAATTCTCTGATATGCGGGTTGCGCTCGCGGAACGGGACAAAATGCGCGCCGCAGGCCTTGCGCAAGATCGCGTCCAGCCGTTCTTGCAGCCAGTCTGCCTCCGGACCGCAGCCGTATGCGCCGTCAAATTCCGTGTCCAACTCGGACACGCGGCACGCCAGGCGGTAAAGCCGCTCTTCGCCGAAGCCCTCCTGCGCGAGCGCTGCGAGGAACATGTCAGAGATCTTCTGCATGCCCGCTTCCACGCCGATCTCCATCGCCGCCCGCCCCACGGCGTCCAGCTGATCAATGTATTTCATCTAACGCCCTCGCAAGGTCGGCCATTGCAACACTCATCGCATTAAAGGCCGATTCTGCCGTATTGATAGCCAACGAGGTTCGCGCGAGTGTATACACAAAATCGCGATTTCTGGCAATGCAGTTTGCTCCATTACGCGACATGCCGAGCCTGCCCATGCAGAGTTTTACAAATCGTTTTCGTGTCATCCTGCGCCTCCTGTTTCCATCGGGAAAATGAACTGCTTTTTGAGATAGGACTCCGCGGGCGGGTAGTACGGCTTGCACGTGTCTATTGGAATCCAATGCCATCCATCGCGCCGAAAAATCAGGAAATTGTCTGTGTCCGGGTCGACGGCGTATACCCAGAAAACGCCGCCCGTCAAAAGCTCAATCTGGAACATTGTCGTTGCCTCCTTCCCCCCGTTCTCCGTAGCTGCAAAAATCATTCTCGGTTGGGCAATACATACCGTGCTCCTCAGAGCAGATGACAATACCGTTTGCGTCGGTTCGCACCTTGTGTTTGCAGTCCTTGCAGTACACGATTTCTACTGTGTTAATGGTGGGCGCACCGTCCAGATAGTTAATAATCGAGTCAAACTCCCAGTCTTCGATTTCGCCTTTTTGGTGGTGTTCCAGCGCCTCGTTATAGATTGCATCCGCGTCAACTGGTCGCATCGTCAAATCCTCCATCCATCTTCGCCCCGCAGTTGGGGCAGTGCTTGTAATTCAGAAGGCTCACGTCATCATCCGTCTCGAAACACCATTCTTCACCGCAACTGGAGCACTGGATTGTTGTGAGACTGTTCCAATCATCGTCAGATCGCAGCCATTCCCCATGCACCACCTCCGCAACGTCGGCGGCGGGCTGACGCAGCAGGAGCGTTTTCACCCGCTGAGGTGTCCAGTTCGGATTTTCCGCGTTGCAGGATTCAAAGTCTTTCAGCGCCGTCTCGCGGCTGATGTATTCGTCAGGCATCGCTTACCATCCTTTCCAGCATCGACCTTGTTTCACACATCGCCGTGATATACCCTTTGCAAAAGCTCATCAGCATTAGGTTGTTGGTGCTTTCGTGCCGCCTGTATCTTCTTTCTGCATCTTCTATATGGTCTTTTACCATCTTTAGATGCACTTCCAGCGCGATGTTTTTTGCTGCAAGAAGCTTGTTTCCCAGCTTGCGCGGTCCGATACTCGGTGCGCCTTTTACTTTGTTTTCCACGACCTCCAGCACACGCGTGATCGTTTCTGCATCCAAGACATCGGTATTCCAGCATCTGATGTTCTTGTAATCTTCTATCGTTTCAAGCAGCCACGCGCTGCTGATATACTTTTCAGTCATCCTTCTTGCCCTCCTCTACACGCGACTTAAGCCATTCTTTGATTTGCATCGCGCACGAACAGCAAAGCTCAATATCAGGTGATTCTTCATGGAACGCGCTTCGCACGTTTACATACGTCGCAGAACTCACGGGGTTTATCTCCGCCCCGCAGCGGTCACATACTCGTTTCGTTGCCATCCTTCTTGTCCTCCTCATCCTTGAGAATCACCATCGCGGAGTAATAATGTTCGTGGGATCTGCCATCAATCGCGGAGCTGTACTTAATGTCCACCACGCGTTCCGGCGTAAATTTCTCGATAGCACCGTTGACTAACGTCTCAAGTCTGCCGATGAGGTCGCTCTCGACAAGAATTACCTTCATGCCTTGTCCTCCATTTCCTGCAAAGCCTTCTCGGCTTCTTCGCGAGTGAAGAAAACGGTTCTGCCGATATCCTCACGATATTCCGGCGTAAACCATGTGGTTGTAATTTCCGGCTCCGGTTTGCCCGGGTAATCAACAATTTTGTAGCGGATTCGATAGACTTTTGTACCCAGCTTGCACGGCAGAATCAGGACGCGCCCGTCCTTGTCGGCTTTCATCAGCTCCACCATTCGTGAGATGGAGCAACCACAGCCGGAAAGTGTTTCCTCAATTTCCCGAGCCTCTGCGCACGCCTGCGGGGATAATCTAGAATCTTCATATGCTTTGAGCCTTTCCCATACCTCCTTCTGCGTGCAGCTTCCATCATACTTACACGGCAGTTCGCGGCACTGCGCGATGTCGCAGAAATTGCCCTCAAACGTTAATCGCTCCAAAATTTCATCTCCTTCCCGATGTATTCACAATATGCTTTCTCAAGGCGCGCGCCTGCGCTTTCTTTTGCGTTCGGCAGGAAAACAACCGCGTCCGCCACGTCGATCATCGCCATACAAATGCGCATATAGTCCGCAGCCTCCATCCCCTCCGGCAGATCCGCCGGATTCAGCACGATGTTCCCACACATCCGCAACCCCGTTGCCGCTCTTTGAAATTTCGCCTGATACCCCTGATCGCCCGTGATTTTACCGGCTATGTAGACTTTCATGCCTTTTCTCCTTCCTCCCGCTCAAAGCGGATTTTCATTTGCGCGGGGCAAAGGTCTACCTCTGGGCGGCGCTTGCCTGTCCAACGAAGCCCGCCAGCCTGTCCGACGCACTTCCATCCAGCCGCCTTTAAGCTTGTCCCCGGCTCCGTATCCAGAATGTAAGTAATCAGTTTGTGGTAGCCCATCGCCCGGGCGGCGCGCCATGCAGCGGCATACAGAATAGAGCAGGCATTTCGAGTTCCGTCTGTACAACAGCGGTTTACCTCAAGCGTCCATCCATCATCCAGATACCGTGCAACGGGTCTTCCGACGATCGCCACGCCTACGATTTTCTCTCCGTCTGTGCAGCCGATGGAAAATTTATGCCCAATGACCGGCTTATGATGGCGGTGATGCTCTGCCACAAACGCATTTGCCTCCGCGAGCGAGATTGGGCAAATATCAAGCATCTTCCTTTTCTCCTTCCCCCGGCGCTTCCGGCAGCGGCATCCAGTGGGTGACTACGCTGCCGATGCAGTCCCGCATTGCAATGCCATCATATCTGCGCCACGTATCAGCGCTTGTTCGGTATGCTTCTCCAACAAATACGCCGTCCGTAGCAAGGACGCGCGTTCCAGGCTTTGGGCGCCTGTCATCCACGCTGATCCACTGCGGCACCTTCTCCCACAGCGCCGCATTCTCGGCGGTCAGGCGCTCAATGATGTCGGCTGCGTCCATTCCAACCTTGTTAACATCGCAGCTTGGCCATGTGTCCACTCCCAGTTTTTCTTTCAGTTCCGCGTCCAGTTGTTCTTTCCGGTAGTACGTGCAGCCCGTGCAGTCTTCTTGCGGGCCGCCCGGTGTAGACGTGCACCGCAGCGCCTGTATAATTTCCTTGTCTGTCATAGCGTGTCCTCCTCCGATATCAGACCGTATTTTTTGAGCAGGGCGGGAACTTCGTTCTCGCCTATGATCTCGTCACGGAATGTTTTTATGTGCGTCCAGTTGCGCGGCGCCCCGCCGACCCACTGGAACGTCCAAAGAGACGATTCGTTTTTGCTGTGGTAAATATCGACGCTGAACGCTTCGTCGGCTTCGTGGCCAAAGCGTTGCGCAGCGCCCGGTTCTCGGCGGTAAAATGCTCAAGCTGAGTCGCAGCCTCGCGCAGGATCTGACAACCGCGGACGCTGCAATTGTGCTCGTACCCGCAGCCGAAGCAGGCAAGGGAGCCGGTCTCAACGCGAAGGCGCGCCAGCGCTTCCAGAAGATCATTTGTCGTCATCGCCGAACACCTCCACGATTGTTTTCCCGCAGAACTTCCACTCCGGGCAGGGGCAGCATAGGTCGCCTTTTTTGCACGATGCGCCCCAGGCGCACGTCCGGCAGATTTCCGGGACGTAGGTAAGCGCTGCGTCGCGCTCTTTTTCAAGTTTCTCGGCCTTGCGAATGCTAAACAGCGTCAGCGTCACGCGCAAAATGGCGTACACGCACACCGCGCGGAGGGCAAACTCGACGGCGATGACGATGGCGGAAACGGTATTGCTATTCATCCGCGCCGCCTCCTTTCCGGAGCTCAAAAAGGTTCGAGAAGCCGCAGCCGATTGCCCGGCAGAGCTTCTTCGCGGTCTTGATCTGGCACGGCTCGCCGCGGAAGACGCGCACAACGGTCGGCTGGCTCAGACGGGCGGCAGCTGCGATCTGCGCCGCACTGGTGGCCCGCAGCACGTCATACGCCGCGCCGGGCTTTGCGATGATTTTACTCATGGTCTACCTCCTCACATTCTTCCTGCCGGACGATCGTCCGGTGCTTTTCGTCGAGCGTCACAATGTAAGTCGCGCGAATGCCGTCGCAGCACTGGCGCTTTTGTGCTTTGTAGACCTTCCCGGGTTTGAGCTGGAATTCCGGGAAGACCGGAAGCGGCTGCGGAAGGCGGATGTGGACAGGCTCCGGCGGCCGCCGAATCGCAGACGGCACATACCCGTTGCGCTTTGCGGTAAGATAACAAGGCTTTGAACAGAAGCGCTGCCGGTCGTTGATGGCGTCAAAGCGCTTGTGACACGTCATACAGACACGTTGCTCCCGGCTCATGCTTCGCCGCCTTCCTCTGGCAGCGGCAGCCAGCGCAGGATATTCGGGCCGTTGTCCGTCAAAAGTTCCGCGCTATATAGCTCCAGCTCCCCGCAGTGCGCGGTATCAACGTCATAGATACGCATGCCCTCGGTTTCAAGCAGCAACAGGACCGGCCCGTCCGGGAAATCGCGGTCTGTGCGCCAGGCCATCCGAAAAGCGCCTTCCGGCAGCGCCGCCGTGTCAGACTTGGGCACCGGCGAAAGTTCGTCCGTCAGCCCCAGCAGATAGTCCGCCGAGCACTTGAGCTTTTCGCAGAGCTCGGGCACGTGCTTCGCGTCCGGGTCGAGGCTGTCTGTGCCGTAAAAATAATCGTCGCCGAAGTCCCCGTTTGCGTAAGCGCGGATTTTCACGACGGTCTTGTCCGCAGCATAATTCGTAAAGTTGAGCTTCGTGTCGTCCGGCAGGCCGGCCGCGTCGATGGCCTTCACGAGCCGCGCTGCCTTGCGCTGGACACCTGCCCGGTAGACGCGCCGCGTTTTCTCCTTCGCGTCTTCTTCTTTCTGCTTTTCGGCGGCGTTTTTGTCCGTGCGGTACTGCTTGGCCTTGGAGCACATCTGGTCGCAGACGTCATAGCAGCCACGCGCTTTCGCGCCATACTCGCAGTCCATGCAGCACAACTCACCTTTGCACTGCGGCGTCCAAGAGCCGCACGTGGCGTCATGCCGAAGCGTCGCGTCGTCTCTGGAACTCGGGCAAAGCTTCCTGTCGGGGCAGTGCAGGAGCATGCTCGGGCGCCACTTTGCGCCGCTCTTTGCGAGACCCCGCACCTGCTCGATTCCGGCAGATGTGGGAAATTCTTTCGTCCGGGCAAACGCGTCGAGCAGGCGCATTTGCAAATCGGGTTCGCACCGAGCCAGCTCCAGCGCCGTCACATCGGGGAGCTTGCCCAACGCCCATTGCTGCTTAAAACCGCTGATGAGGTTTTCTTCGATCATGTGGAGGTTCGCGAGCTTTGTCTTGCTGACGTTGCAGGCTTCCGCGACATGATCGCGCATCCTGCCGGGGAACTCCACGCCCTGCTCCTTGAGGTCGTAGAGAAGCCGCTCGACGCGCTGCGCCGCCTGGCTGATCTCCGCGCTTGTCAGCACGCGTGCGGTGGAGTTTGCCATGATGAGTTCCAGCTCCTCCATGGCTGCGCTCTTCGGGCTCCGGACGAAAACCGGCACTTTGCGAAGATCCGCGCGTCCTTCCGCAACCAGCGCCCGGACGGCTGCCGTGCGCCGGTGGCCGGAAATAAGGCGGTACTTGCCGTCCTCCGCCGGTGTGACCGTCGGCGGGTCCATAATGCCGGACAGCGCAATGGAGTTTTTAAGGTCTTCGAGTTTATCTTCGTCGACCGCGTAAAAGTTCGCGTCGTTGCCAACAAGATCGTCAATGTCGACCTGCATGAGCTCCCGACCGGTGTCAGATTTGGACACCGCCTGCACCTGCTGGGCAAAAATGCTTGAAACGTCAAATGCCATCACCAAAGCCCCCCCTCAGAATCTCGTCCATGGTCACGGGCGGCTGGATGTACTCCTGCACGAATGCCCGGTAATCATATCCGGCTGCCGAGTACGGCGAGTAGACCGTGATCGGCTTGCGCTCGAAGGTCATCTCGTCGATCTTGTCGGTGCGGCGGATGTGCTGCTCAAAGACCGGCAGGATGCCGCACTCCCGGAGACTTCCCTCCGCTTCCAGCACGACCGGCGTGTTGCGCCACATGGTGATCAGCGCGCCCGCGATCTTGAGTGCGGGGTTAATCTTGTGCATGTTGTCAATCTGGCGCGAGACGTTCGCAAGACCGCGCAGGCTGAACGCGTCGAGCTTGATGGGGATAATGACCTCGTCGGAGGCTAGAAGCGCCGCAGCGCTTGCCGCGTTGAAAGCGGGCGGGCAGTCAAAGACCACGTAGTCATACGCATCGTCCTCGCGAAGCACATCGCACAGGTCTTTCAAGCAGCTGCCGTTGACGCGGCTTCCGATGGCCGAGAGGTCTAAGTCCATCAGCGCATCGGATGCGGGGAGCACGTCGACCTTGTAATCGGTTGCCCAGATGTTTTCCGGATAGTATGGCTCGGCGTCTCCAAGCATCACCTCAGCAACGCCGCAGAGGTTCTGCCCGGCAAGACCGTAAAACTCGGTGGCGTTGCACTGGCTGTCGCAGTCGGCGAGCAGCACCCGCTTTTTGTGGTCGGCGGCAAGAATGTATGCCATGTTGACGCTCGTGACGGTCTTGCCGACGCCGCCCTTGAGGTTCAGAATGGAAATTGCCTTCATGATTTTGTCCTTTCTTCATCCGGGCAGTTTGAACTGCTCGGGGATATCGTCGTTGCACGGCTGCCAGCGCTTGTCCTGCGGAGGAAGCGGCGCTTGCGCGGCAGATTTGCGGAAGGTCTGCGTCTGACCGTCGAAGGTCAGCATCAGCGCGATGTTCGCCTCACCCTCCTTGTTTTTCGCGATGTTCAGGATTCGGCGGCTGCGGCTGTTGTCCGGCTCTTCACGGTAGAGAAGCATAACGACGTCCGCGTCCTGCTCGATCTGACCGGACGAGCGCAGCGCCGAGAGCGTCGGGGGCGGGATTTTGCCCGCCTTTGTTTTCTCCGGGCGAGAGAGCTGGGAGAGCGCGATAACCGGCGTGCCGGTCTGCCGCCCGAACTGCTGAAGATCGCTCGAAATTTTCGAGACGACCTGAAACTGGTCGGCGCTCGCGCGGCCTGTAATGTCCGACTTGATCTTTTGCAGGTAGTCAATGAAGATCACGTCGTAGCGCTTGGACAGGCTGTGCGCCCGGATGTCCTGGACGGTCATGCCCGACGCCTCCACCAGCTCCAGCTTCACCGCGCCGAGCCTTGCGGAGACTGCCGCGACCGCGTCCCAGTCGTTTCCGTTCATCGCGTTCAGTTTGAGCTTCGGAAGCCCTACCTGCGCGGTCATCGCGACAATGCGGTCAAAGAGTTTGTCTGCGTCCGTCTCGTAGCTGTAAAACCCGACGCGCTGCGTCTTTGCCATCCGGACGGCAAGCGTCAGTGCCAGGCTCGTCTTGCCGTCTGACGGATAGCCGCCGATGACGATCATGTCCCCGCGGCCGGCGTAGACGTTGTCGTTGATGTCGTCCATGCCGAAGTCCAGGTACACCGGCTTCGCGTCTGGGTCGTGCCGAACGTAGAACTTACTGAGCGCGGCCTCCATGCCGACCACTCGAAGACCGGGGCGCTCGACCGACAGGGCGTTCGCTTCGCTCATGAGCGCTCGCAGCGCATCCTCGTCCTCTGCCTCCAGCATCCGCTGCGCGACGTCCTGCAAGCGGTGGATTCTCGCCTCCTGTTTGAGAATGGCGACGTAGCTTTTGACGTTCGCGCTCGTCGGCGTGATCTCGATCAGCTCCATGAGGAGCCTGTCATACTTTCCGCCGAGCCTTGCGTTGACGGTCACGGGGTCGCACGCCGCGCCGCTTGCGAACTGTGCCCGGAAGGCGAGGAAGACTTGCCGGTAAGCGCCGGTCGTGAAGTCATCCGGGACGATCTCCTGAAGCACAAGGCCGACGGTTTTCTCGTCAATGAGCATCGCGCCCAAAACGGCCTGCTGAGCTTCCAGCAGTTTCTTTTCGTCCGTCACAGGAACCTCACCCCTCCCGTGTCAACCTCGCGCTTCGGCGGCTGCGGGTACTCGTCGTCCTTGAGCCGGTACACGCTCAGCCACTGCCGCTCCGTTGCGAGGTCAAGCAGCGCGGTCATGTTTGCCGAGTCACCATCAGAAAGGCTCATGAGCTTGTTCCAAAGCAGCGTGGCAGCCTGCTTGGACTTGACCGGCTTTTTGACCTCGATTCGCATTTTCAGGAAGCGCCCCATCGCCTCGGTGACGGACGGACCGTACAGCGCACACTTGGCAAGGAGGGAGGCGGCGACGTCGCCAGACGGCGCACTTTCTTTTTCCTTTTTCTTTTTATTATCTTTTTTATATCCATCCTTATATAACGACCGGGAAGTTTGTCCCTGTACCCCGGGATTTTTGTCCCGGTACGTACCGGGCTGTTCGTCCCGGTACCCCTCTTCCTCGTCGAGGATGACCGGCGCAGCGACCACGGGGGAAATGTAGCGGATGGAACCGCCCGTCTTGCGGTTCGGCACGACCCGGACTTGGATGTGCCCGTCATGCTGCAAGGCCGCGAGCCAGCGCCGGATCACGTCCTCGGAGCAGTGCATGGCGGCGGCCAGCTGGGCGTTACTCGGCCAGCAATAGCCCTCGCGCCGCATGAGAGACGAGAGCACGCCGTATAAAATCTTTGCATTGGCTTGCAGCTGCATATCGTCTAAGACGGTTGCGGGGATGACAGACCAGAAAGCCCGGAATTCTTGTGGATTCTCCAAAATTTCACCTCCCCACTTGCAATTGGCAGCAAACCGTGATAAACTAAAGATGCCTTCATGATGTCCTTTGACATCGGTCCCGTGCAGTCGTTCGCAGCGGCTGTGCGGGATTTTTTTACGCTCTTTTTCATCGCCCGCACCTCAGATCATGCTGTAATTCGCGGCCAAAAGCGGGAAGGCCACGAAGGCGATCACGACCGAGCTCCACATGAGCTTCTCGGCCATTTTGTAAAATTTGTGCATACCTATCCTCCTTTGTTGTAAGCGACGGCCAGCGCGCTTTGAATGATCTCGTCGAGCTTGGAGACGATCCGGTCAAACTCCGGGCGCTCGTTCTCGTCAATGGTGCCGTCCTTCGCAATCGCGATCAGGCGGCGGTCCTCCCGCGCGTCGGCAAAGTCATAAATTTGATCAATGAGCCGCAAGACTGCCTCGGGCAGATCGCACTCCCGCACATCGGGAATGAGCCGCTGGGCGATCTCGCTCGTCTGGCGCAGGTGTTGATAGCACAGATACTGCGCGTCGTAAATTTCCGCCATCCGCACGACCGTCTCCGACGGCGGGATTCTCACGCCGCTCTCATAGTCCGCCAAGCTCCGCACGGAACAAGGGATGGCGTCTGCGGCGCGTTCCTGGGTGATGCCCTTCTGCAATCTCGCGGCCTGGTAAATATTCGACATGTTGTCCTCCATTCCGGCAGCAAGTCTGCAAGCCGCCTTTTGATTTCGGCAGGTATTTCTCATGGTGTGCCTGGGCATACTCTGCTATGATCTTCGTGTCAGCCAACGGGCGAGTTCTGTCAGCGGAATGGCGTACTTATTGCCGATCTTACGCGCGGGGAACTCCCGGTCGGCCAAAAGCGTCCGCCGGTCAAGTCCGAGCACTGCTTGGCACTCCGTGACCGTGATCGCCGCCCGTGCCGGAAACATGTCCGTCAAAAGCTCCAGCTGCGGCCGGTATCCTTCCGTCTCACGCATGTTGCTTCCTCCTCTCTAAGTCGATTCTTCTGGCGGCTGATAGAGCTCGTCGATCGTGCAGTGCAGCGCCGCCGCCAGCTCCGGCAGCTGCGCCGCCCGCGGGAAGGCCGCGCCGGACTCCCACTTTGCAATCGTGCTGCGCTCGACCTTGAGCAGATCGGCAAGCTCAAACTGCTTGAGATTTGCGCGTTTGCGCATGTAAGCTAAACCTTTCGTAGATATCCCTCCTTTTGACTTCCCTTCGCCCGTGTGGTAAGATGCAGGCGGAAGGAGGTGAATGTAGTGAACAAAATCAAAGAATTGCGGACGGCGCAGAACCAGACGCAGGAAGACCTTGCTCAAGCGCTCAAAATCGATGTGAGGTTGATTGAGCAATACGAAAACGGGGCTTCCGAACCGTCCGCCGAAACGCTCGAAAAAATCGCGAAGTATTTCCATGTCCCGACCAGTCGCGTTTCAGGGCTCCCCGAGGTCAGCACGACACTCCAGCGTATGCGCCCGTCCACGCTTGCCGATGCAACGAAGATACGGCAAGAGGATGATGTGGCTGCCGTGAACGTGCTTCTTGGAGAGGGCTGGAAACTGCTGCATATCGGCGAGGATATGAAGCGTGAGCCGTCTGGGAGCGGTCGATGCTATGTGGTGTATACGCTCGGTTGGTTTGGAGCGCCGCAGGCCGCAAGAGACGAGCTGAGCACGGAAGAATCTCTGATCTTCCTCTAAGCGTCAGTCGCTTTCATACCCGTGTTTGAACAGTTCTCTCTTATTCACGCCAGAGAGCAGGATCGCGAGGTTCCGAATTTCGCGGGTAATCATGAGGATTTCCCCGATGTCCGTGAGCTCCGCCGAACGCTCGGAAAGCTGCTGGATTTGCTTTTCGAGCGTCTCGCGGACGCTGAAGCTTTCAGCCTCGTTAGGTTTCATTTCTATCACCTCCGTTCGCGTGGAGTTACTTCTCGTAGATATCCCTCCTTTTGACTTCCCTTCGCCCGTGTGGTAAACTCTGGGTAGAAGGGGGTGTGATTTTTGGATAGTGCTTTGACAAAAGACGCTGAGAAGATGCTTGCACAAATTTACAAGACATATCTCGAGCGCCGCAAGAGCGGCGTACAGAAGCGCGAAGCTAAGAACTTCACAGTGCTTGAAAACTGGCCTCCAGAGTACGAAGGAGAATGGCTTTCCACGGATGCCAACGAGACAATGAACGAGCTGCAGCGCATCGGGTTCATCAAGAAGGGGTTCGACCGCAAGTTCGTGCTTTGTGATGAGGCCATCATCTACATGGAAGGCCGCTTCAAACGTGGGCTCAGCGATGTGGCTGACTTCCTGTCCAAGCTCTTATCTGCGCTTCCGTTCCTATGACCAGCTGTCTTCGTATCCGTCTATCGTGATCTTTCTGGTACAGACCCGGATTGAGACCTCCGGGTCGGTCAGAGGATCTGCGATGACGTTGACGCTTTTCGCGCCCGGGATCTCAATGCCGTTGATGAGCGCGCGCCCGTCTTCCGTTACGAGAAGCTCTTCGATTCCTGCCGATCCGTCCGGCTGAAAATCCTCATAAGCGGTATAGCCCTGAATCGCGATCCTGCCGGCATAAACATAAATCGTAACCGATGTTTCTAAGTCAGGGTTCATGCTGGCTTCACAGCGCAGGACGGAAGGAATGTTAATGCCGTCGACCAGAACTTGCTGGTCTCGCGTGATGCGAACCTCGTTCGCAGGTTTCATTTCTATCACCTCCGTTCATGTGTATATCAGGTACCATATGTGTTTAAAATTCACATTCTTTATATACCACACTAAGGGCACATTTGTCAAGCGCTTTGTGCAAAAAATTCACTATTGAAACGTTCGCAATTTTCACATATACTTTAACCAGGTGATTCCAATGAATAATTTCAAAAAGTTTCGCGAGGCGGCAGGAGAATCGCAGCAGGCGGTCGCGGATTTTCTTGGCATAGAACGCTCATCTTACACAAGGTACGAAACTGAGCGAAAAGCGCCCCCTTACGCTAAAATTGAAAAGCTTGCCCAGCATTGGAACACGACGGTTGCAATTCTGATGGGTACGGAAGAAACAGAAAACCCCACCGGAGTTCCCGATGAGGTTTTGAGCGCCATGGAGGCGTTTATGCACCTTCCTCCTGAGGCGCAGAAGGAAGCGCGGGCGTATCTTGATTTTCTAAAGCAGCGATATATGCGCAAAAAAGACTGAGCCCCTCTGGGGACAGAGAAAGCAGATCGCGAAGCAGTTCATCCATTATGTAGGCACGCCCTTTCTTTTTCGTTGTCCTCGTATCTTACACCGTTTTTCTATCGCGTTCAATGCAACACTTTCCGTGTGGAGGTATGTTATGGAGCAGAGCGGCGAGGTGTCCTTGCGTCCCTGGGAACCAAAGGTTATTTTCGGGCTTCTTTTTGCAGGCGGCGGTTTTGTGGCTCTGTTCTCGCTTTTTGATGAGTTTTTGTGGCGTATGCTGGCGATGGGGCTCTATTTTGCAGCGCTGGGCATATGGCTGTTTTTTGGCGGAATTGCGACCAAGCTTAATAACGACGAGGCGCTGAAAGCGCCCGATCCAGCCGCTGTTCTGGCAGAGCAGCGCCGCAAGCCAAAGAAACTGATCGATCGCTGGTGGGTGTGGGTCGCAGCCATGATGATTGCGGGGCTCGCCGGGACAATGCTCGACCGGCAAGCCGGTCTGGGGCAGCCTGCCGCTCAGACGCAGGCAGAGCCGAAGGCTGCGGCTGAGGAGCTGACAATCCCAGACCCGATTACTTATTCCGGATACGGCGATGATTATTTCGAGATTACACCGTTTGACGGGCTGTATTATTTTGAAATTGGCGGCAATTCCGGCGCACATCATTTCGCGGTCAGAGGATACGACGCAAACGGAGCGTCGACTGAGCTGTTCGTCAACACCACGGAGCACTACGAGGGCTACGTCCTCGACCCGGAGCAGAACACACGCTATCTGGAAGTCAAGTGCGAGGATAACTGGACGGTTCGTATCATGTCGATTTACACCTGCCCAGTGCTGGAAGCCGGTGTGACTTACAACGGAACGGGCGATGACGTTTTGATTTTGCCGGGTAACTGTAAAAAAGCGGACATTCGCGGCAATTCCAGCGAGGCGCATTTTGCCGTGAAAGCCTACGGTCGCGGGTACGATTTGCTTGTGAATACCACTAATGCTTACGAAGGCACAGTGCGCGTTGACCCAGAGGCGACAATTATGACGATTGACGCGGAAGGAAGATGGGCAGTTAAAGTTTATAACTGACAATTTCAACGCAACGGGAAGAAACCTCCGGTGGTCTGGTTTGTTCGCCCCACCGTCGGGCACAACCCGAAGGAGCCGGGAAGCGTCGAGCTCGTCAAGGCGCTTGACGCAAACGTGATGGTCTGCGTGAAGCTGGACGCGAAAAACGGATATCACTATGTCGCCAGCGTCTACGAGATCAGCTCCGGCAAGCTGACGAACCGGCTCAACAGCGGCCGACTGAAAAAATTCAAAGAAAAGTAACAAAGCAGAATATTGACATCAGGAAATATTTGTGGTTTAATTTAGGCATCAGAACATATACTGTTCTAGGACGTTGAGGTCGGAAATGGCTCCCGACACTCCCGAAAGGGAACCTGAGATGCAGGATACGCCGCCCTGCCGATGTCCAACAAAGTGGAGATGCCTTGTGCGTCTCCGCTTTTTTTGTGTCCGATTTGGACACCGCGTCACGGATGGGGGCATCTTCGTTCCGTTTGTTCGCCCCGCCGTCGTGCCACTGACGGCGGGGCTTTTGGTTTGCTGCAAGCAGTGTGGGAGCTGCTTATGAGACTATGCTATCAGCTTTTGGATGGGCTTACCAGCCGTTGAGATGGGCTTTGCGGCCTATTTCAGATGGTTTTTTGCACAGGAGGAAGGGTTTTGGACAAGCAGTTGTGGGAAATATGCCGTGAACAGTGGCAAAACCTGCATCCACGCAAAACATACCAGGATGTAGCCGATGAGTCAGGCATATCGGTCAACGCCGTCGCGCAGTTTCTGCGCGGCGAGACAAAAAATACGTACATCCAGACAGCGGCTCCAATCTGTAAGGCACTGCATGTGTCCATTGACGCCGTATACGGAATCAAATGCCAGGAGCAGCCGGAACAGCCGGACGAAATCCAGCAGGAACTAGCGCACGCGAATCAGATGCTGCGGGTCTATGCGCGTGGGCTTCGCGTTCGAACCGGTATTATTTTTGTTTTGTGTGCCGTTTTGACGCTGGCGTTGGCTGCGCTGATTATCGACCTGCGCAACCCGAACCTCGGCTGGATTCGCACCGCCTTGCGCGTCTGTGTCCAAGTCTGACACGGGAGGTTTGTATGGCGATCCCCAAGTACTACGTGCGCCCGGATGGGCTGCATGAGACGATCATCAAAATAAACGGCAAGCGCAAAGCCTTCCGCGGACGAACCGACCGCGAGGTCTGGGAGAAGGTCAAAAGCTACCGCGCCGACGTGGCCGCTGGGAAGACCGAGACCTTTGAGAACGTAGCGCACGCCTGGTGGAACGAGATCGAGCCGACGCTAGCCGACAACAGCTACAAAAACTACAAGCCCGCCTACAATCGGGCAATCGCTGAGTTTGGCAAAGCGGACGTCTCGTCGATCACAGCGAAGGACGTGGAGAAATACATCAACTGCTTTGCCAAAACCTACGCCAAAAAGACCGTTACCACGCAGCGCCAGATCATCCGTCAAATTCTCAACAAGGCCCAGCGCGAAGGGTACATCGCCTACAATCCGGCTGACGCCGTTCTGCTGCCGAAGAACCTGCCGCAGGCAAAGCGCCGCGCACCCAAAGCAGAACAGATCCAGTTGATCAAAAACAGCCTTGATAAGCCGTTCGGGCTTTTTGCGTATCTGATCTATTACACCGGCTGCCGGCGCGGCGAAGCGCTTGCACTGCGCTATGAGGATATCGACCGCAAAGCAAAGAAGGTTCGAATCAATAAGTCCGCCTATTACATCGGCGCACGACCGTATATCAAAAGTCCGAAAACAGAGGCAGGCAACCGCGTCATACCGCTTTTATCGGCTCTGGCTGCTGTCCTGCCCGACAAAAAGCATGGGTATATTTTTTCTGACGATGGCGGCGAAACCCCACTGATGAACCATCGCGTCACAAGATTGTACGCCGCCTACCAGACCGAGAGCGGCGTCACGGTCACACCGCATGAGATCCGACATGGTTACGCGACCGCGCTGCACGACGCGGGCGTGGATTATAAAACCGCCCAGACGCTCCTCGGTCACGCGCAGCTATCGACCACAATGGACATTTACACCGATGTACTAGACAACACGATCGATGAGGCAGCAGCAAAGATGGACCGTAATTTTTGACTGTGTTTTTTCTGTGTTCACAGGCGCGTATTTTGGCGCTAGGATATGCTAAGTCTTGCTAGACTATTTTAGTCAAAAATTAAAAACATTTTTCGCATAAAGTTCGGCGTTCGGTTGTTGAAATTCCTAAATATGCAAACAAAAGCACCTGAGAATCATTTTCTCAGGTGCTTTCATTTTGGCGCGGAAGGAGAGATTCGAAGCATATAAATCCAAAGTAATACCAATGTAAAATCAGATTACTGTGTTTTTACTGTGTTCAATCTCTTTCGAGCCTCGGCTCTACGATACCGTGATAATACCCGGCGATTTTCGCCTCGGGGCCGCCGCCGTCCTTGTCAAATAGGAACGCCTTCGCGAGGTCTGCGTAGTATTCCGGCCGGTCGAGGCCGTATTTCTGCGCGACGTCGAAGTTGTCCGAGTACTCCATATTGAGTGCCGCGAACCAAATCCACGGGTCGACGTGCACGCCGATGCTGTTGGCCACAGCCGTGGTCTGCTCGAGCGTCCAGTGCGCGCCCATCGAGCCGTCGTCATTTTCCATGTGCTCTGTCCAGCGCCGCGCGTCGTCCTCGGTAAACGTGGAGGCTTCGGACTCCATCGTGATCTTATCCGCCTTGCACAGCGCGTCCATGAGCATGGTGCAGCTGCCCACGCTTCGGGAGCTCACGGGCTCCGCCATACACGCCTCAAGCGCCTCGCAGAGCTTTGCCTTATAGGCTTTGATCTTGTCCGTCATAGGCTAAGCAAGCTTGAGCAGGCCGGTGCAGAGCTCGACCACATTGCCCGCTGCCGTCGAGTCGGTCGTCGCAATGAGGGTAAAGGTGTGGTTCACGCAGCAGCAGCAC